CGAGATCTACACAGAGTAGATCGTCGGCAGCGTCAGATGTGTATAAGAGACAGAATAAGTACAATCAGTCATTGTATCAATTCTAGAAGTATCTATTTCTTCAACTTCTTCAGAAATAAAATGAGTGTAATTTTTGTCATTAACTAAATAGTCAATAGAGTTGTCGCTTGATTGCATTTTAAATCCTTCAACCACCTCGCCAGTAGCTTTTATTTTGAATTTACAAGGCGTTTCTTTTATGTTTGTATCAAATGAATTTGTCATAGTATTTATTTGTTTAGTTTAAAAAATTTATTATTTTCTTTTTGTGTAACTTCTTGATATTCTTGATCTAAGTTGTTCCACATTTGACCACCTTCCCAAATACCATCTTTCCAAATACCATATTCCCAAATACCATCTTTCCAAATACCATCTTTCCAAGTGCCACCTTTCCAAGTACCATTTTCCCAAGTTATATATGGCCCTTTATCACAAATAATTGCATTTCGGAAATCTGCATCTTTAAGCCACGGATATTTTTTTTCTAAATCTTCTTTATTTGAGTTTATTATTTTCTTATATTTCATATTATTTATTTATTTAAGTTGCTATAATCATCTTCAATCAGTTTAGCAATAATGCCCTTAACTGTTAGATATTTGTAATGTTTTTTAAGTTTGTTAAGTTTGCGAATAACTTCAACATCAAGCCGAAAGCTTAATATTTTAGATTTATCGCCTTTTTTTGTTGTGTATGTTGTCATTTTTATTAAATTATATTCCCAAACAAGATCTGTAATCTTGGCTATTGTTAGTGGCTTGCTTGCAGTGGTTGCTTGCATAGCTAAAACCTTTTATGATAGTTGTAGCAAAGATTAAGAAAAATAAGATTGCGATGATTGATTGTTTTAATATTGTCATTGTTATAGTATTTAAATTAATATTGTGGGCTTTGTGGTGTTGGTTTTGGTTAATAATTATTAACTTCAATAATATCAGTCCAACCTCTTTTTTTAAGCCAATTTTTAGCTCCCTTTAAAGTTGCAAAAGTCTTTGAAGCACTAAAAGTAATAGCGGTAAATCCTTGATGATTTTCTAAAATTGAAATTAGATTATCTCCAGTGTTATTGCATTTTTTAAAAGTATAGATTGTCATAGTATTTAGTATTTAATTAATATTGTTTGTTTGTGTGATGAATTCATTATTGCATCGATAATTTTATTTGTCAACAAAAAATTACAATTATTTTTAAATTATTTTTTAAGATAGGTAAATCAAGGGTTGAGATCATATTACTGGCGTTGGTAAGATGATAAATAAAAAAACTATTGACTATAAAATAATAATAAGTTTATTATCTTTTTAGCTGTCTGATCCACAGTCCTTTCTTATGAAAGCCTATTAGTATAAACACTTTAGGAGCGGTAGAAATATCGCTTCTATTTTTTTACAAGGCTGTAGTAATTAAGAATAAATAGCGTTTATATTAATATGGTTAGCAAATCAAAATAAGTAACCGTCGAGTTCTAGTGGTAGAAATACGATAAACTTACTCAAGATTAATATATAGCTCCTTAACTGATCACTAAGTTCTGTTTGCAAAGTGAAATAAAACCCTCTGCGTGGTCGTGCATTTGGCTTTAGAGGGAAAAAGTGGAGGTAATACTCCGACTGCTAGTATTTTAAGGGTTCAGAAGTTCTATTATAGAAAGGAGTTCGCTAGCCTGCCTGTTTTATGTTATTTGTGAAAATTACATAAAATCTTCTAAATGCATTTTGTTAATGGACTTGCGACAACTCAAAAGCATATCTTTTGCAAAAAATCTATTTTTGTTAATGGGTTTTTTGCGTCCAAACAAGCTCCAATCTAAAAGCATAACACTAACTACATAACAACATTATGATAAAACTTACTGAAAAACAACTTGATGACTTGATTGATGAGTTTAAAAAAACACTAGATAATCAAGTGTCTAAACTATGCAAAGCTCAATCTTTAAGTTATAAGTCTGAATTAAAAATAACTTATGATACTGATGAAAAAGAAATTGATGAGATTAAGATTAAAATAAAGAGACAGTAATTACGATAATTAAACAGTAATTACGATAATTAAACAGTAATTACCTTTTAATTGACTTTTTGTTAGTTTGTAATAAAACAACAATCACATTTTTTTTTACTCTTTTTTTTAATTTACATGATTTTGAAAGATAAAGATTTCGGAAAAATTGAGATATTAAGCAGTAGTAATGAAGATAATTGCTGGCATTCAGCAAGAATAAAGTATGATAATGATGCTTATGAAACTTCACCGTTTTTTGGTTCACAAAAAGACTTTTTAGAAAAAGTTGAAAAAGCTAAGAATAATTTACTTGACATGTTGAAAAAGAAAGGGTTATTTAAAGCTAATTGATATTAATTAAATTGATAAATAAGTGGCTGGTCAACCGACTCTTTACAATAAAGAAATTGCTGAAAAATTAGCTAGATGTTTAAGTTGCATGAAGCTTGAAGACGCTTGTAAGGAAGTTGGAATTAGTGAGCAGACTTATTATAATTGGTTGTACACCCACCGTGAATTCTTTGAACTTTCTAAAGAGGCAAGACTAACTAAAGGCATATATCACTTCGATCAAGCGCAAAAAATGGTTGACTTAGGCAAGCAAGCTTTACTTGCTGGAGATAAAGATTTAAGAGCTGATTTATTGAAAATAACAATTGATACTCATATCAGACTTGCCGGAAAAGCTAATCAAGGCTTATTTGGTGATAAGAACAAAGAAGATAATGATAAATCAATCACAATCATTGCTAATAATCCATTAATCAAAGAAAATGATAAATAAATCTAAGGCTATTCTTAAAAGAGTATCACCGACAACAATTGAAAGCTTATCAACTATATATAGTGGTGATGAGTTGTTGAAAAAGGTTATTGAACAACTAATAGCAGTTTATAACTCAATATCTTTACAAGAATATATTGAAATACAAAAAGAACTAATAACACTTTTTGAAAGCAACAAACCAATCAAGAAAAAGAAATCAATAAAAGATGGCCAGTAATTTAACAGCTTTTCCACTTACTGCTAAGAAACTAAGTGAACTGGCTAGTAAATCAACACTAGCAGGGACTGAAGTTTTACAAATTGTTGATTCTGGAACAAATAAAAAAACTACTGTTGCTGATATTAATAGTTATGTTGATGAGCAATCAAAAGGACTAGCTCAATATTATATGGTTGGTAATTCAACAGCTACAACAATAAGCGCAACATCAACTTTTTATAAAATAGCTGGAACAACAAGCCAAGGCATAACTCCAGATAATTTTACTTTGGCAGACAACAAAGCAACTTTCACTGGTAGTGCTTCAACTAACTTTAAAGTTACTGCTGTTTTATCTTTAACTGCTGGCAATAATCAAGATATTGACTTAAGAATTGCAAAGAATGGCACGACTCAAGCAAGAAGCCATCAAGAAGTTACAACAAGTGGCAGTGGTTCGGCTCAAAATATAGTAGTCAAAGATATATTTACATTAACAACTAATGACTATATTGAGTTGTTTGTTGCTAACAATACAAGCACAACTAACATTACAGTAATTGATCTAAATGTTATCATTGAGAAATTGCACTAATGCAAATAACAATACCATATAATTGGGAGCCTAGAGACTATCAAAAAGCTCTTTGGAAAGCTCTTACAATAGACAACTTCAATCGTGCTATTTATGTCTGGCACAGAAGGGCAGGCAAAGACTTATTCGGTTTAAATCTTATCATCTTTTCGGCCATTACTAAAACAGCTGGCACCTACTGGCATATCTTCCCGACTTACAACCAAGGCAAGAAAGCTATTTGGTCAGAAAGTGATATCACAGGCAGAAAATATCTTGATTATATACCAAAAGAGATAATCAAGTCTATTAACCAACAGGAAATGAAGATTGAGTTTATAAACGGCTCAGTTTATCAAATTGTCGGTTCTGATAATGTAGATGCTTTAAGGGGTGCGGGAATTAAAGGGGCAGTATTTAGTGAATATGCAGAACAAAGACCAACAGCATGGGAAGTAATACAACCAATGTTGATGGCCACTAATGGCTGGGCATTATTTAACTTTACACCAAAGGGTCATAATCACGCCTATGAATTGTGGGAAATGGCTAAGAAAAATGATAATTGGTTTAGTCAATTGCTAACTGTTGAAGATACTAAGCAACAAGTATTTACTAACGAACAAATAGAACAAATTAAACAAGAGTTTATACAAAGGGGCAAAACCTTGGACTTATTCAATCAAGAATATTATTGTAGTTTTAACAATGCTATTGAAGGGGCTTATTATTCTCAACAACTAGCAAGGACTAAAGAAGAAGGAAGGGTAACTAGCTTACCTTATGAAAGCAATTTATTGGTAGATACTTGGTGGGATTTGGGAGTAAATGACACAACCGCTATTTGGTTTACTCAACAATATGGTAATGAAATAAGAATAATAGACTATTTGGAAGATAGCGGGCAAGGTTTAGATTATTACATAAAAGAATTAAAGGCAAAACCTTATATTTACAACACTCACAACGCACCGCACGATATAAGAGTAAGAGAATTTACAAGCGGTAGATCAAGATATGATATAGCTTGGGACTTAGGAATTAAATTTGATGTAGTGCCTAATATACCAATTGTTGATGGCATCAATGCAGTAAGGGCTTTATTTAACAAATGTATATTTGATGAAGATAAATGTAAAAAAGGACTACTAGCTTTGCAAAACTATAAAAAACAGTTTGACGAAATAAGAAATTGTTTTAAAGATAAACCATTACACGATTGGTCAAGTAATGGGTCTGATGCTTTTAGATACTTAGCAGTCGGCATTGATGAGAAAAGATTTATTAAAAATAGTCAAACTTATGACTACGCATTAACTTAATTAATAGAATTATGGCACAATTAACTCAAGAATTTATAACCCAAAGAGATAAATTAAAAGAAGAGTTAGATTATTTAAAAAAGATTAATGAATCACTAGCGGGTGGGTTAAAATCAAAAGCGGTTACAAATAGAGGATATCGAATGGAATTAGCTTCCCAATTGCCGTCAAGTTTACAATACATACAAACTGAACAAGAAAAAACAAGGGACAAAAGGTTTTTAAATGATAGAATTTGGCAAGAAATTTTAAAGAAAAGCAATTTTACTGATGCAGGCAAAAAGTATCAATCAGATTTGCAAAAGAAATTAGAATCTTTTAAAACATCTGAACAGCAACAAGTATCACAACAAAGAAGGCAAACAATATTTGCAGGAGCAAGAAATTTAGACCCAACACCGCAACAAAACAAGATAACAACACCAGCAACACAACAAACAAGGCGAAGAACTGTTTTTTCAACGAATGAAACCCCTTTTGCTAGTATGCAAAGGGAAAATATATTTAAAAAAGTTTTAGGAGCTTAAATGAACGCTAAAGATTTAATTAAAAAAGCTGAAAGTTTACAGGGTAGCAGGAGCAACTTTGAAACTGAATGGCAAAATGTAGCTGATTATTTTAGACCTACAAAAGCAAATGTAACAGTTGAAAGGTCGCAAGGAGATAAAAGCCACATTCAACAACTCTATGAATCGGCACCGATCAACTTTGTTTATGAATTAAAATCAATTGTTATTGGTATTTTGTTTAATAGAAGCATTAAGCCGATTAACATTAAATCTGAAAATGAAGAGCTAAACGAAAACCAAGCAATAAAAGACTGGATAGCAGACTTTACTGATATGTTGCTTGCTCAAATGTTTAACCCTAAAAGCAACTTTGAAAGGGCTTTAAGTGAAGCAGTAGCCGATGATATAGCTTTCGGAACAATGGCAACATTAATTGAAGAAGGCAAAGAATTTCCATTAAGATATACTACTCTAAACATTAAAAACTTTTTGATAGCTGAAAATGATGAAGGTGTAGTTGATTATGTTATTATCAAAGATAAGAAAACCGCAAGACAAATAGTTTCTAAATGGGGCGACAATCCGCAAGCGCAAATATCTGAAAAGATTACAAAGGCTTTAGAAACAGAGCCTTTCAAAGAGTTTGAATTACAACTACATATCTTGCCAAGAAAAGAGAGGGATAAAAACAAAATAGATAGACTAAATAAAAAAATAGCTGGTTACTGGGTAGATGTAGAAAATAACTTAATCATTGAAGAAATAGGCTGGGATTCAATGCCTGTTGCAGTTGGTAGAAGTGAGAAAGCTACTGGCGAGATGTATGGCACAAGTAGAGCAATGATTGCCTTGCCTGATGCTAGACAATTAAATCAAATGTCTAAAATTGTAAATGAAGCCTCAGAATTAGCAATTAGACCACCTCTGAATGTAAATGCCACTTATACTAAAAGGATTAATTTAAGAGCAGGAGCATTAAATAGCCCAGATGCTAAAACTTTACCAGTAGGCAGAGCGGCAATAGAGCCGATTATTACAACTGGCAATATTCCACTAACTCAAGATTTAATAGCTAGAAAAGAACAAAATATAAGAGAAGTATTTTTCTTAGATAAATTAAAGATATTTGATGACGCAAGGGCAACGGCAACTCAAATATTAGAGCTTAGGGCTGAAAGTTTAAGAATTATGGGTGATTTTACTTTTGGCGTAATTGATTATATAGAACAATTACTAGATAGATCGTTTAACATTATTTTTAATAAAATCTATTTTGTTGATGAGACTAATCAATATCAAGTAATTACAGGTAATGGTTTATTTACAAAACCTTTTCCAAAAGAATTAGCCGAGTCTCCTAATTTAAAGATTAATTATCAAAACCCTATCACGCAAGCGCAGAAGCTAAATGAAGCAACTGCAATTGAAAAACTAATTGCCAATATGGCTAATTTGGCACAGATTAAACCAGAAGTGTTTGATTTACTTGACAGCGACAAAGTAGTGCGTAAATATTCAGATATCTTGTCAGTTGACCCCGATATTATAAAAGATAAAATCTTAGTAATGAAGGAAAGGCAAGTAAGACAGCAACAAATGGAACAACAACAAGCTTTAGATCAAGAACAGCAAGCTATGCAAACAGCTTCAATGGCTAAACAATCTAAATTAATATAATGGCTAAACCAGATCAAGAATTAGATTTAATCTTTGCCGAACTATTTAGTAGCGACAATGGCAAAATCGTTTTACAAGCACTTGAAAGGTCAGTTTTAGAGGCTGACCCTTATTGCATAGGCGCAGATTTTCAAACGGATTCTTTATTTAGAGAAGGTGGCAGGCAAATGCTTCAATACATTTACTCAAGGATTGATAATATTAACAAATAAAAATTTTATATGACCGACGATATAAACAACACACCAGCACAAGAAACAGCTATTGAAACACCAGTTGAAACAGCTGAAACATCACAAGCGACCGAAGCTAAATCTTTTATGGATTTGATAACTGATGAAGAGCTAAAAGCCTCTAAATCATTGTCTAATTTTAAAGATATTAACGGCTTAGCTAAAAGCTATATTAACCTAGAAAAGAAATTAGGCGCACCAAAAGAGCCTGAAAGCTACACGCCTGAACAATACACTTATGAATTGCCAGAAAATTACCAAGCTAATGAAAACATACTAAATCCAATTAAAGAAAAGGCAATTGAATTAGGTATTAAACCCGAAGCTTTTAAGGCTTTAGTTGAGACTTTTACTGGTAAAGAAAGCGAGATAATGCAACAATTAGAAGCTGACAAAGAAACACAGGCTAAACAGTTACAAGAAACTCTTAAAAAAGAATGGGGCAATGAGTATGATAGCAAGTTAGATTTAGCTGATAAGACTTGGCAAAAGTTTTCTAATGAGCAAGATGACGAAGTTTTAAGCTCTTTACCGCAAAATGTACAATTAGCTATTGCAAAAATTATGGCTAATGTTGGGTCTAAAATTGGAGAAAGTGCAGTTGGTAAGCCGTCTTCAATACAAATTGACCCTAAGACAGAGTTAGACAGTATTTATTCTAATCCTCAACATCCTTATTGGCAAGCAGGACACAGTGAGCATAATAATGCAGTAGAAAAAGTAAAAAGTTTAATGTCAAAAATTGCTTGACAATATTAAAAATTTAATCTTTCTTTTTTATAACTAAAAAATGCTCTGCTATTTGTGGGGCATTATATACTATGTAATTATCGTCTTTTGAAGTAAAAGGTAGCTCTGATTGAGTCTTTTTAAGTAAAAAGGTAGCGAAGAGACAATAGTTTACTATTATTTTTTTGTTTTATTTTTTAACTTAAATAACAATATTATGAGCTTTGACGCAGAATTGTCAAGGGCAACACAAGCATTTAGTAAAAATTTGCATGTCCTTGCAGACCAACAAAAATCACATTTATTAGATACTGTCCGTATCGAAAGCATGACTACTTTGTCACAATTCTTTGATAGAGTTGGACAAATCAGAATGCAAAAAAGAACTTCACGCCATCAAGATACTGCTTTTACTCCTTTACCTTATTCTCGTAGAAGAGTAGATATTTCAGACTATGAGTGCGGTGAAATTCTTGATAGAGAGGAAGATGTTATTAAAATGATGTACGACCCTCAATCAGCAACTACTCAAATGTTTGTACAAGCTGGAAATATCAACATTGATTCAGTTATTATTAACGAAGGTTTATTAGGTTCAGCCAAAGCTTCCGATTCATCTTTTGCAATAACTGAAATAGCAGCTCCTACCGCAGTTACAGCAGACGCAACTTACAAACTAGGAGTTGATAAAATCAAAGAAGCTATTGAAACAATGGGCGCAGCCAATGTTGATTTAGTCGCAGATCGTCCTATTTTGGTTATTTCTTATGCTGAATATGTATCTTTATTGAAACAATCAGAGTTTATTAATAAAGATTTCAAAACCAGCCCTAACCAAGAATTGACTGTTAATAACTTCAATAATTTCTTAGGTGTTGATATTAAGATTGTTAGCAACGAAATATTACCAGTTTCTGGGAACAACAGAACTTGTGTATTATATACAAAACAATCTTGTATCCTTGGCGTGCAAAACAAGTTTAAAATTGATGCTGGTAAAGACTATTCAAAAGGTGGTTCTTTGCGTGTGATCGGTAAACAAAATATTGGCGCGGTTCGTATGGAAGAAGCTAGAGTCGTTCCTTTAACTTGTGATACAACAAAAGCTTAAACCTTAAACTTAAAATTATAAAATTATTATGGCAGTAGTAGATAAAGCAGGAAGTGTTAATAACTTATCAAGTGTTGACACTCCTAATGCTCTAGTTGGTGAAATTGTTACCAATGGGGCAAAACTTAGATTTATTAGAGAAACAGTAGAAATCGCAGCAGCCGATGATGACGGGTCTAAATATAGACTTGCTCGTATTCCTGCAAATGCAGTAATCAAAGAAGCAACTATCGCTTGTGATGCAATCACAGGTGGTACTGACTTTGATTTAGGTTTCTATGATATACCTTCTAAAAATAGCGGTGCAGTTATTGTTAAAGATTGCTTAATGAATGGGCAAACTTTGGCAAGTGCTAGCAGAACTATTGATGGTTTACAATCAGTAGCTATTGAAAACCTTCAAAAAAAAGCTTGGGAAATAGCTTCCCTTTCTGCTGACCCTAAAAAGTTAGTAGATGTTGTTTTGACTGGTAATACAGTAGGAACAGCAGCAGGAACTGTTACTCTTACTCTTGTTTATACTTTAGAATAAACAATTAGGGGGGCTAAAAACCCCCCTATTTCTTTAAATAGCTATGACCACTAAAACATCAATTTGCAATAAGGCTTTACGCAAACTAGGCTTAAATCCCTTAATCAATGTGGACACTGACACATCAAGGGAAGCTACTTTTTGCAAAGCAAATTATGATGAAATATTACTAGAAACCCTAAGACTACACAACTGGAACTTTGCCATTTTTAGACAATCTTTAAATAAAGATAACACAACTCCTGCCTTTGAATATAGCTATAGATTTATATTACCAACAATTCCTATGTTTGTAAGGTTGTTAGAAGTATATAATAACACTAACTTTAGGCTAGAAAATAAGTATATTTTAACCAATGAAAACAGTGTTAAAATTAGATATATAGGCAAAGAAACCGACCCTAACAAATATGATTCTATTTTTATTAATGTTTTTGCTTGTAGGTTAGCAATAGAAATAGGCTATCCCTTAACCTCTGATACTGGTAGAATAACTAGAATAGACAATGAATATAGAGAATATTTATCACTAGCTAGAGAAAGAGATAATTTAGAAGATAACGACATTGCTGAAACTTCTGATAGCTTTAGTAACTCAAGAATAACTGGGGCAACCTTTAATTTCACAACTACTTAATGCCAAGAGTATCTGAAATAAGAACAAACTTTAATGCTGGCGAGCTATCAACCCTTGTAAACGCACGAACACAATTTGAAAGATACTTTAACGGCTCTGAAACAATACAAAACTTTGTTACTTTAGTACAGGGTTTATTAATCAGAAGAAAAGGCTTTAGATTCATAGGAGAAGCCAAATACTCAACTAAAAAAGCTAGATTAATCCGTTTTGAATTTAGCACAGTTCAAACTTATGCAATAGAATTAGGAGAGGGCTATTTACGCTTTTATTCTCAACAAGGAAGAGTTTTAGACAATTCAACAACAATCACTGGCGCAACAAATGCTAACCCTGTTGTAATTACTGATACTGGACACCCTTATTCTGATGGCGATGAAATCATTATCCAAAATGTTGGAGGAATGACTGAGATAAACAATAAGAAGTTTACAGTAGCCAATAAAACAGCCAATACTTATGAATTAGCAGGAATAGACGGCACAAGCTATGGAACATATACAAGTGGAGGCACAGCTTCAAGAATACACGAAATAACTTGCCCTTATTTAGAAAGCGATTTATTTGATGTTAAATTCGTGCAAGATAGTGATGTAGTTTATTTTATCCACCCTAACTACCCTATACAAAAACTAATTAGAACAAGTATAAACGCATTTACTTTAAGTGAAGTAGAGCTTGTCAAAGGTCCATATGTTGATGAGAATATAATAGCAACTGATCTAGTAACCATAACTGGTGGCGCACCTTGGACGGAAGGCTCAACATTAACCCTAACCGCCAGCGGAGGACATACTCCTTTTACTAGCGACCATGTAGGCGGATTATGGAAAGTTAGAAGTGGGACTGATATTGCCCATCTTAAAATAACTGGATTCACAAGCTCAACAGTAGTTACAGTTGAAGCAATGAACGATGTCCCTGCTAGCTTACAAGGAACAGCCAAATTTACTTGGTCGGAAGGTGAATTTAGTGATGCTCGTAGTTATGCAGGGGCAATTGCTTTTCACGAACAAAGAATGATTCTTGCTGGAAGTGCCAATGCACCGCAAAGGATATGGTTTTCTAACTCAAATGCTGATTATGAAAATTTTGAAGCAGGTATTGAAGATGATGACCCTTTTATAATTAAAATAGCTTCACAAAAGGGCGACCCTATAAGATGGTTATTCTCTGACCAAGTTTTATTTGTAGGTACTAGTGGCTCAATATTTAGAATTAAAAACTCGGCTAACAGCTCGGCAATAACTCCGACTGATATTGATGTTAAGAAACATATTGCTTATGGTAGTGCTAATATTCAACCAGAAGCAGTAGGTGAAGTGCCTATTTATATTCAAAAGAATAATCAAACAGTAAGGGCTATTAGTTTTAGTATTGATAGCGATAAATACAAAGCAGTTGACATAACAACCGATAGCGACCATATAACAGGAACAGGGGTAACTAGCCTTGAATATCAACAAATCCCTTTATCTTGCTTATGGGCAATAAGAGAAGATGGACAAATAGCAAGATTAGTATTAGAAACCGATCAACAAGTGCAAGCTTGGTCAAGATATGTTACTCAAGGAACTTTTGAAACAGTGGCAGTGGTTAGTGATGCACAAGATAATGACGAGATATATTCTATTGTAAAAAGAACAATTAACGGCGTAACTAAACGCTTTGTAGAGGTTCAAGAGCCTAATTATTTAGTAGATGATTTAAACGGCTTATTTTTAGACTCTAGTTTAACATATAACGGCACACAATCAACAACTTTAACTTTAACTGATGTTTTAGGTTCATCGGTTTTATTAACTGAAGATGGCGATGTTTTACTTACTGAAAGTGGCGATGTTTTATTAACTGAAGATGTACCCGTTACAATTACATCTGATATTGATGTATTTAGCAGTGATGATGTAGGCAAAGAAATTCATCAATTAAGAGATTATGGCAGTGGGAAAGCTTTAATAACTGGCTTTACTGATGCTAAAACAATAACAGTAACAATAATAGAAAAATTTAATTCAACTACTTTAAACCCTAACGAGTGGGCAATAGCAATCAAAACAGTAACTGGATTAGATCATTTAGAGGGTGAGGTTGTTAATATATCGTCTGATGGTGCAACACTGCCAGTTGAAACAGTAGCCAATGGTCAAATAACTATTGACACGGCAGGGGCTATAGTTCATGTTGGTTTGCTATATACTTCAATTCAAAAGAATATGCCAATTGAAGCAACCGCTTTATCTAGTATTTTAGGAACATCACAACATAAAGATAAAAGAATAGATGGGGTTGTAATTAAATTCGATAAAACAAGGGGTGGTAAAATTATCACTGATAATGAAACTATCCCTATACCTGCAAGAAGTTTTGCAGATAAAATGAACGAAGTACCTGCTTTATTTAGTGGGGATAAGGAAGTAACAATTGCTACTGGCTGGGATAAGTACGGACAAATACAAATAATCCAAGACGAGCCCCAGCCTATGAGTATTAAAAGTATTACTTATAAAGTAACTGTAAATGATAAATGATAATTAAACCATTTAACATTGCACATATAGACATAATAAACACAAAGATTAAATATCCTAATTTAAATATATTAAAAGAGGAAATTTACCCTTTAGAGTGCGACGAAGCTAAAACTTATTTGATAGATGATAGAATTATATTTTGTTGCGGTATAAAATGGGTTAGGCAAGGCGTAGGGCATTGTTGGGTGGTCCCTAGTGTTTATGTTGATAAATACGCAAAAACCTTTTATAAAGAGATTAGAAGGCTTTTAGATGAGTATTGTTTAAAGATGGGTATTCATAGGATACAAACTTCTATTAGTGACCCTTTTGTTAATTGGATTGAAAAATTAGGCTTTCATAGAGAGGCAGTTTTGGAAAAAATAACTTTCGATAAGCAGGACGAGTATTTATATGTTAAATTTTATTAAGGTAAAATAATGGCAACTGGAACAGTTTTAGCTGCTGGGGCTGGATTACAAGCTGGAGGTTCTATTTTTGGTGGAATATCGGGTTTTAAACAGTCAAAAAGACAGAAAAGAGCCTTAGAAGCCCAAGCTAATTTTAACCGTCAACAAGCTCAAATTGAAAGAGAATTAGGTGAGTTTGATGTAGCACAGCAATCAAGGGCTTTTGATAAGCTAATGGGTAGGCAACGCCTTTCTTTTGCCGCTAGTGGAGTTGAATTGGCTGGTTCAGCTTTAGATGTATTAGAAGAGTCAGCAAGAGATAAACAAGCCACAATAGAAAATATTAGATTATTGGCAGAGTCAAAAGCAAGAGCTTTAGAGTTTGGCGCTGGTCAATTAATGCAACAAGGTAGAGACACAATGAGAGCTGGCAGAAACGCCTTGGTTAGTTCTATTTTTGGTGGTGCAGGTAGTGCCTTAAAAGGCTATGGACAATATCAACAATTGAAAGCGCAGTAGTTATGGTAGCAATCCCACGCAGTCAAGGAATACAAGCAAGACCAGAACAAGTAACGCCTACTGTTAGACAGCCAGTAGACACAGGTCAACAATATATAGCTCAAGGTATTAGCCAATTAGGTGGAGCAATTGCGGATATAGGGGCAATTGCTATGATTCAAGAAAGGAAGCAACAAGACGCTTACGAGGTTAGCAAAATACTTGATTATAAAACACAACTTAGACGCTTTGATAATCAAGAAAAAATTAGATTAGCTGAATTAGGAGCAACGCCCGAAGTAATAGAACAATCAAAAAAAGATATTGCTGATAGAAGAAAATTATTTAGTCAAGAATTAAGACAAGTTTTTGGTGACAATAAAAGATTGCAAGCTTTAGCAGACCAAGAAGAAAAAACAAGTTTTGTTGATTTAGAATATACTATTGACAAAAACTTATCGGATAAAAGAAGAGAATATGCTCAAAATAGTTTTTATGAGAATATTAGCAATCTTAAAAACGAGTACGAAAATGCAAATTCTCCCGAAGAGTTTAATTCAATAGCCTTAGAATTAGGCAATGCTCAAAAAGTAGCTTTAAGTGCAGGCATTGTTGATTTTAAAGATTTAGAAAGAATAGAAAAAGATTTTAGGGAAATAAGAAAAGAAAAAGAAAGAGAAATAGCTAGACAATCAGCCTTTGCTGGAGCGATGAGAGGAGAATTTATTCTTGATCCAACTGATAAAGATAGTCAAGAAGTAATAAATAAGGCTTATGAAGACTATGCTTTGGATAGTGAAGACCCTGAAGGGTATGCTAGAGATATTTCAATTAATACTGGAATAGTGCCAAAAGAAGCCAAAAGTAGATGGGTGGGTGCATTAATGGCAGGAAACCCAAAAGCAAAGATTAACGCTGCTGCCAATATTATGGATTTGTTAGACCAACAACCAACCCTACAAAATCAATTTAGCGAAAATGAAACTGCTTTGGCTAGAGCTATTTATAATAGAACACAAACTGGATTAACCGAAGATGAGATTGTAGAATATGCAATGACTGAAATTGATAAAAACCTAGGGAAAGATGAACTAATAAGAAAACAAGAGTTTGAATTTGAATTTGGTAAAAATGGTAAGAAGTTTAAAGAAAAGCTAGATACAATAAGAAGCAGATTAAAAGATAGAAGCGGAATACCAATTTTTGATCCTGAAATTGATCCAACAAGAGATGCAGAAACAAAAGCTAGGTTTGACACAATAACTGCTGATGTTGCAAGAACAGCGAAAGATTTATTTATAAAAAGAGGTTTAAATGTTGATGATGCTATTGACGAGGCTGAAAATATTGTAATGTCGCAATGGGGTATTACAGAAATAGGGGGAAAAAAACGCTATCAAAAATACAGCCCTGAAATTATGTATCCTAACTTCCCTAAAAAAGCTTTACAAAAGCAGGTTTATGAAGAAGCTAGTAAATATTTGCCAAATAAAGATGTTATTCAAAATCAATTAAGGTTAGAGCCAGTGCCTGAAACGCTTAATAGTAATAAGGTAAAATATTACATGATGACGGAAGATGATTATGGCGCAGTAGATATTTTAAGGGATTCTCAAAATATGCCTGCCGTATTTACTCCTGATATAACTAAAACAGAAGAGTATAAAAAAGATATGCAAAGAAGAGAGGAGTTGAATGCAAACTTTTCAAGAAGAAAGACAGAATTAAGAAAGCAACACAAAGATATTAAACAAAAAGAAAAATCTAAACCTCTTTTATATAGAGGGCAATCAATGATAGGAATAGGTTTATAATGAGTCTTACACTAGAAGAACTACAATTTAAACAAAGATTACAACAGCAAGAGCCTCAAACTCTTAATGTGTTAGCTCCTAAACCTGAGCTTAAGCAAGAATTTTCTTTTGGCGAAATAGCACAAGCAGCTTTTGAAAGAGAAAATACACTTGTATCAACAATAGTAAACATAGCAAGTAATAAAACAGACGATCCCGAAGATGCTAATTATGATGTAATAGGTAAAATAGAAAACACTCCTTATCAAGACTATTTTGATTCTTTTGTAGGCAAAGTTTACAACGATCAACAATTTGAAACTATGAAAGCCAAAATTGATAGAGAGTTGCAAAATAGAGAAATAATAAATAGCTCTGGTGCTTTAGGAATAGGAATGTCAGTCGGTGCTGCTTTGCTTGACCCAGTTAATTTAATCCCAATAGGTGGAGTTGCTTATAAATCTTTTAAGGCAGGCAAGACTCTAAAAGGAATAGTGCAAGGTGTAGAAGTAGGTTTAGCGTCGGAAGCGGCAACGGAAGCTATTTTACAATCACAACAAGAAACCAGAACAATCGAGGAAACAGTAACTAATATAGCAGGTGGTGCAGTCTTTGGTGGTTTAATTGGTGGTGCAGTAGCAAGACTTTCAAGAAAAGAATTTGACAAGCTATCAAACGACACGCAAAAAGATATGCAAGATGATTCACCAAGGGTTGAGTTAGATGAGCAGGGTAATATTATACCAAGAAGTGTAGGCGCAGCCGAAGCCCCTAAAATTGACCCTGAATTATCTAAGTTAAAAGGTGGCTCTTTTGGAATATCGACAGCAGTGATTAAAAGCACAAAAAATCTTAATCCAATGCTAAGAATATTTGAAGGTAAATCAGCAAAGGCTAGAGAATATTTGCCTCAATTAGTTAGATCAAATATGCTAACTAAAGCAAACGAGCAAGGAATTAGAACGCAACAATCGGCAGAAATTAACTCTTTACAATACAACGCAGGGTTAGCAAAGGCTATTACTGATAGTAGAAATACTTACAAACAGTTTAATAAAAAAATAAAAGCTGAAACTGGGCAATCGGTAGGCATAGATAGTTTTTATGACCAAGTATCTTTGGCAATGATTAGAGGCGATAAATCAGAAATACCCGAAGTAGAACAAACGGCAAAACTTTTTAGATCGCAAATATTTGATCCTTTAAAAGAAGAGGCAATCAAAGTTGGCTTATTAAGAGAAGATGTAGATGTTAAAACAGCTACTTCATATTTAATGAGACAATACAACACAAAAAAAATAATTGCTCAATCCCCACAATTTAAAGATATTATTAAGAAAGGAGCAAGAGAAAGGTTAGTACCTGAGATACAAAATAAATTACAAAAGACAGAGAAAAAAATTGCTGATATAGAAGCAAAAACAAAAGAAAAATCAATCTTAGATACTCAAATTAAAGAAAAAGAAAATTTACTAAAAAGAGATTATGAAAATCCTAAATTAAGAGAGGATTTAGAAAAACTTAAAGATAGAAGACTTGAATTAGATATATTAATAGGCGATGAATTATCTATTAATCAATTTATTGATGACATAGCTGATAGTGTTTATGATAAAATAACTGGTTTAGATCGAGGCGGAATATCTATGCCTTATGATATGAAAATTGCAGAAAGAGGACCAGCGAAAGAAAGGGTTTTAAATTTTGTAATGGACGAAGAGTTAAGACCTTTTTTAGAAACTGATGTAACAAAGATTGCCAAAAACTATACAAGAATACTTGGAACTGATGTTGAAATAATGCGTAACTTTGGCGACCTAAATTTAAAACCACAAATACAAGAAATTAAAGATGAATTCAAGCAGTTAAGAGATAAGGCAACAACAGAAAAAGAAAGGCTAAAATTACAAGATGAAGAGAAAGAAACAATTAAAATAATGGAAGCTTTAAAAGACGCTTTGCGAGGTAATTATGGGCGATCAGATGACCCTGATAGTCTTTTTGAAAAAGCAGGTAGAGCCTTTAGAACTTTAAATTATGTAACAAAGCTTGGAGGAGTAGTACTATCTTCTTTTGCAGATACAGCAAGAGCTATGATGGTTCACGGCTTTACAAGAGCTTATGCAAAACCATTAAAAGCTTTAATTACAAATACTAAGGCAATTAAATTATCAATAGAAGACGCAAAATTTGCAGGACAATTAGCTGAAGCAGTAACTCATCAAAGAGCTTCGGTAATGGCTGATTTGGGTAATCCATACAGTTATGATGGGAAATTTATGACAGCCCTTAATTATTTAGGCGAGAATTTCTCAAGATTAAATATGCTAGATTACTGGAATAACTTTATGAAGGGCTTTTCTTCTTTAGTAACGCAAAGAAGATTAATAGATAATATAAATGGTTTTGAAAAACTAAGCAAAGGAGAAAGGCAATATATGGCTTTTCTTGGTATAGATAATGGCAATATAAAAGAACTACAAGACCAATTAAGAAAACACTCATACAAGGAAGATGGCTACCCTATTGCTAATTTAAAGAATTGGGACAATAAAGATATTTTAAGAGTTTATAAATCAGCTTTAAATACTGATGTAGAAAGAACTATTGTCACAAAAGGGGTTGGTGATACTCCTTTATTAATGCACAAAAACTTTTTTAAAACAGTATTACAATTTAAATCATTTGCTTTTGCCGCTCATCAACAAGTATTAATAGCTGGATTGCAACAAAGCGATGCTGCTTTTGTTTCAGGGCTTTCAGCTTCAATGGCAATGGGTGGTTTAGTTTATTATCTAAAATCAACGGCAGCTGGAAAAGAAGTCTCTGATAAGCCAGAAGTTTGGGTAGCAGAAATGTTTGATAGATCGGGTTTTATGCCAATATTAATGGAATTAAATGGAATAGCTGATATAGGAGGTTTTGGAGTTGGCAGATTAACAGGGCAACAACCACTATCAAGATTTCAAAGTAGAAATGAAGTTGGGGCTTTGCTTGGTCCATCTTTTGGAATGACTCAAGACCTTGCAACAATTATTAGGGCAATAAGCGAGGGTAAATTTACCGAAAGCGATTTAAAAGCAATTAGGCGTAATATACCATATCAAAACTTGACTTATATAAGGTTATTAGAACAAATAGCAAAAGATTAATTTTATAATTTATAATTATGACAATAGCAGAAACAACATATTCTAATAGAAATAATTACACTGGCGATGGTTCAACCAAAGTCTTTAGTTTTACTTTTAAAGTATTGCAAGAAACTAATTCTATTAAGAATAAGAACTACACAATAAAAGTTATTTTAACAGAAGGTAATGTTGAGACAGAGCAAACAGAAGATACTGACTATACAGTCGCTTTAAATAGTGAAGGATTAGGCACAGTAACTTTTACAACTGCTCCAACTTCAACACAAACAATCACTTTTCTAAGTGAAATCCCTAGAACACAATCAACAGATTATGTTAATATTGGAACTGATAAATTCCCTGCCGATAGCCACGAAGCAACTGTTGATAAACTTACTTTAATTTCAAGAGAACTAGATGAGAAAATTAATAGAGCAATATTATTATCTGAAAGCTCAAATTTATCCAATGTTACAATTCCTGTCAGCGCAACTAATGCTGATAAGGCTATTGTTGTTAATAGTGCAGGTGATGATTTGACAGCTAAGAATTTAGCAGATATAGGAACGGCACCAGTTACTGATTATATTAAGACATTGTTAAATGATGAAACGGCAAGCGAGGCTAGAACAACTTTAGATGTTTATAGCACAAGCCAAGTTTATAGCACAAGCCAAGCAGAGCAAAAAGCAAATAGTTTGACAGCTATTACTACTTTGCAAGATGCAGACCAGTTTATTGTTGCCGATAATTCTGATAGTGATAATAGTAAAAAAATAACAAAAGCTAATCTACAACTTGCTATTGCACCAGATGCAACCACCACAACACAAGGCATATCATATCTAAACAAACCAGTAACCATTGCCAATAATGCAACTGATGGCGACCACGATATGGACTTTGGAGCTGGTAACTTTGATTTTGATGATGGAAGCGGACAAGCAACTCTAAGTGCATTAACTAAACAATTTGATGCTACTTTTGCTTTAGGCACAAATGCAGGTGGTATGGTTAGTGGCGAGTCTTTGCCAGCTAGTGGTTTTGTTTATGTTTATCAAATATCAAATGCTAGTGGTTCAATAACTGATATTATTGGTACAACAACAGCCGATGGCTCAACAATAAGCGGTGATCCTGTTGTAAGTGCAAATAGCCTAACCAAGAAAAAATATCTTTGTGCTTTACCAACTGATGCAAGTAATAATATAAGGTCGGGAACTTACATTTTGTATAAAAAAGGAGGATATAAATTTATATATGATGATTTTATTACAGATGCTTTTCATGCAAACGATTCAGGATCTAGCAATTATGAAATTAGCGTGCCAAGCGTAGTATGTCACGCAATAGTTAAAGGGGAAGCTACAAACGATGCAGCAAATGCTTATCCTTATATAAACCTTACAACTAAAAACAATACAACTTACACTATGATAGATACTCCAACATTGGCAGCGGGAACAAGTAAAAGTTTTGGCGTAATACCTATACCAACAGCAGATAGACAAATTAGAAAGGTTTGGGGTGGAAGTAGTAACAGGAGAGTATGGCAATATACTCTTGGTTGGATAGAATAAACTTAAATCATAAATAAAATGGATATTTCAAGAAATACAGTAACAGGCGAAATTATTAAAGAAAAAAGCTTAGGCAATTTTTTTAGAGAAGGCGATTGGGTTGATTGCATAGATCGTACAACTGGCAACATAAAAGCAAGCGAGCAACCTTTTATTGATGCTTGGGATTTACAACAAGCTAAAACTGCTAAGATTGCCGAAATAAAAGCCAAGCGAGATGAGATGGATTTAAATCCATTAAATAGATATGCTAGTGAAGCAATACCAGCTTATGAAGTAACTTTTGATGAGTTTCTAAATATCACCAAAACAACTAATAACGTTTCTTTTGTCTTTGATGTAAAGCCATTATCTATTCCAATTAGAACACCAAGCGAAATTTTAAGAGATGTTAAAGAGTCATCAGAATCAGACGCTAATTATTTTTTGCCTTATAGTTGTGATATTATTGACAATGCAGGAAATTTTCTAAAGAAAGGGGCGATCGCTTTAGATTTGGCGGTTAGAAATGATATTATGGGACATCTTAAAAACAGGGCGACACAGAACACTTTAGTTGCCAATATGCTTAAAAAACAAGTATTGTTGGCTACTACTATTGAAGAGGTGCAAGCTATAAGTTGGTTTACAAACGAAAATGATACACGCTTTGCATAATCTCAAAATGTTACACTTTCTGAAAAAGAGCATTACTTTATGCCAAATACTTTTCAATTAATGTTAGAATATATTTCATCAATTATTTATGGCTTTGTCTCTTTTCTCTTTGGTGGAATGGTAGTGCTTATAGTTAAGCTAACTACCAAAGTAATTCAAAACGAAGTTTCAAAATTTGGTCAATTAGAAAAAAAAATTGACAAAATTAAAACTCAAGAAATCGAGCAAAGAAACGAAATTAAAGAAGAGTTAAAGCAATATCTTGACCAAAGATTGAATAAAATGGAAAACAAATTAAAGGTTAGTGTAGTTAAACATACTAGCAATAATATGACAGTACAACTTGAAAAGTTATTTAAACTATTAGAAGAAGAAAAAAGAAATGACTAAAATTAGATTAGTTACGCCACAAGACAGAAAACAAAAAATCTTAAAAGACTTGAGAAACTCTATTCAGCTATTGGATAGAACTAAACTACACTTATTGTTTTATCAAAGAAATTTCTCACTAAACCCGCTTGTCCTTATACCTCGCTTAGTCTATAAAGTTAAAGGCGACGAAATTATAGATCATGTAGGCTTTATTAATCATTTTGACTATGACGAGGTAAGGGCTAGATGGACAGCTAAAACACTAGATGCTACATTACATAATGGAGTTATTGAAAGGGATTTTGAAAATGTCGCTTCTAATTACAAAGGTAAAGTATATGTAGTTACTATTGGCGATTGTGATTATAAAAAGATGGAAGAGTTTACTAAGATGGTTGAAGGTTTGCCTTATGGTGAAATATCAGCTATCTTGTCAGCGGTAGATGGTAATCATTTTAACGAGTTTTCAAGGAAATTAGGGCTTGAGATTGATAGACAAAATTATGACAAAGACGAATTAAAAGATGCTCTCAATTATGGCGGTGATTCAATGTTTTGCTCATTTAAAACTGGCTTAATGCTCAGACATCAAGGAAGAGAATTGCCAAGAGAAAATGGAGTAGCTAAAGAACTAACTCCAGCTAATATTGCCGAAATCGTTTTAAATGATTTTGGCGGAGTAAAACAACTTATTTGTTATAACTAAATGACTAGATTTGAGGCTATTTTAAATTTTTTAAAAGACTTGCGAGTTATGGGACAAGGTGTTTGGCTATCAAGAATATTCTTTGGTGGCTTGCTTATAATATCAATTTCTATTAGTGTTGCTATTCTAATCATTGCTTACAATGTAAGAATAGAAGATGTCATTGAATTAATTAAATTAGTAAAATGATTTACAAGATAATCGGTTATTTTACAGCTTCGTTGGTTACAATATACTTTATGCTTTTTAAGGCTAAAAAGAAAGGCAAGGAAGAGGTTAAGCAAGAAATGAATGATAATGCTTTAAAAGTTGTAAAAAATAGCCAGAAAGCTAAGAATAAGTTAAGAAATACAAGTCGTGAAAATATAGAAAAGAAAATGCAAAAATATATAAGAAAATGAGAATTTTACTATTTCTATTATTACTAACGGCTTGCAAGACTAAAGTTGTTTATACTGATAATTTTTGCTTGTGGTTTGAGCCATTAACAATGACACAAGAGGAAGTTAAGTTAGTATCAGATAAAACCTTGTTAGATATATATGCAGTTAATCAACAATATGAGGAGCAATGCAAATAATTAAGTTTTTGCTAAATCTTCTTAAAAAAAATACAAACAAGTCGACTTTGTATCCTAAGAATAAAAAACAGATACAAACTCAATCAAAACTGCCACCAATAAAATTGTACGAGCTTAACCGCTTTAATTATAAATACACTGAGTTTTACTATTCTAAAGTAGCTAAAGAAAGGGGCATTGATAACACGCCAAAAGATCAAGCAGTTTTATTTAACTTAATGAAGATTGCCGATAACTGCCAAATATTACATTTACATTTGCAAGAAGAATTTAAGACTAGAGATGTTGTAATTAATATTGAAAGCGGCTATAGATGTGAAAAATTAAATAAGATAGTAAAAGGCTCACCAACAAGCTTGCATAAAAAAGGGCTAGCAGTTGATTTAACGGCTTATGTTAAGAATAAAAAAATTGATTTGTTGGTTTTAGCAATGGCAATAGTTAATGCACCAATTAATTTTGACCAAATACTTATTGAAGATAAAAAAGGTATCGTTCATTTTGGTTTAGCAGAAGATGAAGGGAAGGCTAGAAAAGAATTAAAAAGAGCTTGGATTGAGGGCGAAGAATGGAAAACTAAATTAATAAAAAAATATGCGTAAGATAATAAACTGTTTTAAAAACCTATCCAAAAAGGTTAAAAGAGAACTTAAAAAGATAAAATTATGTCTAAGCAAGAAAATATAAAAATGATAGTATTTATTTTAATAGCCTTTTTCTTTTTTAAAGATGCACAAGCAAAACCGATAGCAATATATGAGTTTACTATCAAAGAGGTTTATGATGGCGACACAGTAAAGATTGAAGAGACTGCATACAACCTTCCTCTGTCAATAAGAATAAATGGGATTGATACGCCTGAAAAAGGTCACAGAGCTAAATGTAATCAAGAAAAAAAACTAGCAGAGCAAGCAAAAAAGTTTTTAGAAAATTTGATTAAACAGGCAAATTTAATTTATTTTGACGAACTTAAATGGGATAAATACGGTGGTAGAATATTAGCTAATATGTATGTTGATGGATTAAGCGTTGCAACTATTATGATTAAAGAAGGCTTTGCAAGAGAATATCACGGAAAGAAAAAGATTGGTTGGTGTAAATAGCCAGTCCCTAACCTAAGTTTCCACAAGTGGCTGAGGATTCTAAACCCCCCATAGTTTGCAATTAATGCTTGGCGTTAGCGCATACTGGCTAATAACAATATAAACTAAATCTTATATTATGTCAATTAAAGAGTTCAAAAAGTTTTGGAATAGAACGGGTTTAAATGAAACTTGGATTTACTTTGCCCCTTTGGTGGTAGTTTTAATTGCTTGGTTTTTCTTTGGCTAGAGTTTATCTATTATTTAATATCTTATCTATTATTTCACCCTTTTTTTTGCTAGAAATTTTATTAGCTAGTGCTAGAAGATAGTCACTATCAACAGCAAGCTTATTAGCAATCTTGATAATATTTTTTTCTTTAGGTGGCTTAAAATCTCCTACCTCCATTTTTGAAATAAAAGTAGGGCTTAAATCTACCATTTTAGCAAATTCACGCAACCCATAGTTTAAGGCTAATCTTCTATTTTTTACAAATTCTCCAAAGGTTGTCATTTACCCAATATAAAATTTTGTATTCTATCCAGTAAAATATGCTTTTCAAAGAAAACAGGATTGTTGGTTATATAAGATTCAAA